TCACCGTTGATAGGTCCATCCCAAAACCAACACCAATCCTGCCCTTGGTGTGGGTCGGCATCTGCTCTGATTGCTTCCAACACGCTGCGGTGGATTAGTAAACATCCAGTGCCTGCGGCATCTACTTGGAAAATTGAATCTTTATCGTACTTGTTAAGTGGCAAAAAGCCTTCAGGAGCATCTTGAAAAATTGTTGGCACTGGTTGCGGGTATGGATAACCTGTTTCAAAACTAGCAAATACCAACCCTGCTACAACTGGGCGTTCTTTATCGTGTGCGGTTTCAACTAACTTATCAAATGCTTCAACAGATAATTGCTCATCTGAATCCATCATTAGTAACCAATCGGATTTAGTTTCCAAAAATTGCTTAACTAACCGATTGCGTTGCTTTGAAAGTAAACCTGAACCCTTGATTCGAATGAATGGGCCAAGGCGTGCTGATCGTGATTGAGCAACTTGAATTAAACTAAAGGCGAACCCGCCGTTAACTGTTCCTGGGTCGCAACTGCCAATTGAAACTTTATGTGCTGACTTCATAGATTCCCCCGAATCGTTTAAGAAGTAAGAGGCGGGTTAGCCGGGGGAGAAAAACCCGCCTCTTACAATTTGTTAACTTTGGATTAGAAAGTTGGAGCTACTAAACCAGTGCCTGAAATAATTGAGGCAGCTAGTGGGTAACGCTCTGCAGAGAAAGCACCAAATCCGTAAACAACGGACTTGATTGTGAGTGATGAAGCACCAGTTGCATCAAATGACAATGCGAATGGTGAACCTGGTTGCTCCCAAAGGTGCATTTCAGGTGCTGCTACGCAGTAGATTTCATCCTGATTTGTTGCTGCACCGTAAGTGGTTCCAACATTTGCATCAGAGATGATTGGCAAACCAAGCATTTGATAGCCAGTGTTTGCGTATGCTGCAACGCCTGCGCCTACACCTGATGCGTTCATTGGACCGTTAGCAGTTGGAACTACTAATGGGCGGCCTGAAGTATCAACTGCTGCTAACAAGAATGCTAGGCGGCGTGGGTGCATAATCCAGTGTGTAGGTGTTTCAAACACATTTGACTGAATTTGCTGAATTGCATCAGCTAGTTTTGGATATAGCAACGCAACTGTTGGTGTTGTTGCTGTGAATGTGATTGCGTTTCCACCTGAAGCGCGGATTCCCTTGAACTGGCCGTTTGAGCCTGTTCCGTTTAGAACCTGAGCATCAACTGTTGTGTGCCAAGAACGGATAAGGTCAGCAACAACGAATGTGTCAATGCCTGTTCCGCGCTCAATTGCCTGGCGTGATAGGTCCTGCTGTCCAGCGATTGTGCGTACTGGAATTGATAGCAATGTATCATCGGCATCAGTTTCTGAAACTGCAGTGTTCTGAGTTTCTTGAACTGCTGTTGATGTGCCTGTTGTCATACGGCTAATTTCTAGCGACATACCGGCAGTTGGAAGTGTGTGCTTTGCAGTTGCGAAATCTGCAGTTGGTCGGCCAGCGCGTGCGAATGGTGCAGCAAGGTCAACTAGGTATTGAGGAACAACTAAACCAGCGAAGTTTGATGTACCAACATCACGGCGCTCAATTGATTCTTCTTTTGTGTGGCGAGCAAGGCGCTCTTGTGCGTTGTAATCTCCACGAACCTGTGCGTTAAAAACATCCTTTACGAATGAAACTTCAGCTTCAGGTGAGTATGTGCGAGCTTCGCGAGTAACTGTTGCGCCGCCTACTTTTGGTGTGATTACTGCTGCAACTGATGAGCGCATTTCTGCAACCTTTACATCTGCTGCTGCCTGTGTTGTGAACTTTTCGATCTTTGCATCTAGTGCGCGTGACTCTTCAACGAGAGCATCTACCTTTTCGGTTTCCTCTGCAGTAAGGTCGGTGCGTGATTCTGCGGCTACTGCCTCAAGAATTACATCCATCTCTGACTTAACTGCATCACGGCGCTCAAGAGCAACATCAAGATAAGACTTTGACATTATTTCTCCAATGAGTTTGTAATTGTTTTGAGGTGGTGGCGATGCTTCTCACGGCGCTTTTAGGGTGTGGGATTCGCTCCGACTTCGATCTGCTACTTGTGCAGCAGAAACTTATTTTGTGTTATTGATAATTGCTTGCGCTAAGCGCAGTGAAATTGAACGGCCTGCAATGGCTACATCTGTTGGCTCTAACTCAACTTCAGGTTCTTCAACTTCAACTTCAGGCTCGCCACCTGTAAGCATTGCCATCATTTCAACGGCTTTCATAATGTAATCGTGGCCTTCGCTTAAATCTTCAAAAATAGAATTTAGAACAATCAAAGATTCGCCTGTGACTTCACGGCCTTCTTTAACTGCATCAATTGCCTTGCGTAATGCTTCGCGAGCTTCAACTGAAGTGGTTGGATAGGCAGGATAAGTAACCACTGAAACATCTCCATCTGCTAGTGAAACTTCAGTAAGTGTGCGCTGAGAACGATCTTCATTATATTTTTGACGAATGACACGGAAAGCAAAACTCATTTGGTCAACATCTCCGCGCTCAACTAATTTGTAAAGGTCGCGCCCCTCATTTGTATCTGCAATCACGGCATCCATATATAAACCACGATCATCTTCAGTAAGGATTAATGTGCCATTCTTTGTGCGAGCTAGTGGCAAACCTTCGTGATTGATAAGCAAGCGCACATCAGGTGTTTCACTTAATGTCTTGCGGAAAGCACCAGGGGCAATTGTTTCAATAAATGGTAGGGGAACGCTGGCCTCATTGAACACTGCGGCATATCCGCGAAGTGTCATTGTGCCATCTTCGGCCTGTCTTGCTTCAACATCTCGCACTGTAAATGTGCGGCGTTCAATCTTTTTCACTTTGCTCCCTGAGTTAACTTCCCCGTTAATGTTTTTCTCTGTCATTATTGAACCTCATAAACTGCAGTTGGGTCGGCTGGGTCAATTGTTGAAATCTGTTGTAGCTGACTTGATGGCAAACCAGTGTGCTTCATATCAGGTAGGCCAACTGCCTGTGTAACTGCTGCAGGGTCAAAGCCAACTTGAATCAATGCGGCAGCAATTTCGGTGCGTAGCTTGAGGCCAACATCCTTGGCATCTGTCGCATCAATGTTTTGTAATGGAACGCGGTATTGATCGCCGCTTTCAATTGGCGCCATATCTTCATAGGCGTGAACATCGTTAAGTGAAAGGAAACCTTCACGCAATCCCTTGGTGTAGGCATCATAACGCTCAAGAGTTGTACCACGAAGTAGCGCATCAAGGTTGAATCGAATAAAACCGTCAGGTTCAGGTAGCAATGTTGAAAGAGATTGTTCAATTCGCTCCAAGATTGGGCGCAATGAGTGCTGAACAAATGAAAGATTCTGCGCTTCAACTGATGCAAATGACATCGCACCGGCAACAGGGTGACCTAAAAGGCTAAGTGGAACGCGGAAAATGCGGGCAATTTCTTCCACTGAGAAGCGCCGTGTGTCCAATAGTTGCGCATCTTGGGCGTTAATCTGTAGCGGTTGGAAACTTGCACCGCCTGAAAGGATGCCAATTTTGCCAGCGCGGTAAGGGCCAGTGTGTGTAAGGTTCCAATCACGGCCAATATCTTGTGCCTGTTCTTCGGTTAGCTCGCCGGGAACTTCAATGACACCGCCAGGGTTAGCAGCGTTGCCAAAATAAGAGGCAGCATAAACATCGGCTGCCATTGCTGCGCCAAGTGTGGTGCGGCAAGCGGCGATAGGTGAAAGCCCGTAACGCTGACCTGGCAAACGAAAATCAGGGATGTGTAAAAGTTCTTTATCGGTTAGGCGTTCTTCATAAACGCCCTGTGTATCTCTAACCTTTACATAATAAATTAAAGGCTCGCCTACTTTTGGGCGCTCAATGCGCACGCCAACTGGGTCAAGCACATATAGCTCTTGAACATCGCCTAGTTCATCGCGCATTGTTAAAATGTAAGCGTTTCCTTCAAGTTTGAATGAAGTAACAATTTGCTCATAGAACTCAAGGCGTGTTGTTTCAGGATTTGGGCGTGACACCCACGCTGGTTGATCGCCATAAATTGTTGAGTATGGCAAGCGGTTACGGCCACGGCGCACATAAGCACCGACTGGCAAAGATGAAACTGTGTCTGCCAATAGGCGAACGCAAGAATAAACCGTGGACATCCGAATTGCAGTTTCTGAATCTACAGTCACGCCAGCAAGAGATTGAAATTGTGGGCGCCCTGGAATCAATGGTTCGACATATTGATTGTTGGCAGATCGTTTTGAACCTGACCCCGCCAAACGCTTTGATAAACTCATTAGTTAGCCTTCTCTGTAATCCATACTAGAAAAATACCTGCAACAACTAAAGCAAGTGGAACTGAAATCATCGCAAGCCCAGTTGTAACCAGTGTTACCCCAACAACTTCAACTGCAACTGATAGATCAATCTTTTTCATTATGCTCCCTATACCTGAATTGAGAAGAATCTAGCCACTGGTGCAGGTGGTTCAGCCGGTTGAGTTGCGCGGTCATATCCGAAAATTGAAGCAACTGCAGCATCTACCTTGCGGCGTGAACTTGCTTTGGCAACCATAACTCCGCGAGATGATTGCTTAGTTACGCAGTTTGCAATGTGTCTAGCAAGTGCGGGGTTTCCATCGTGAGTAAACGATTGGTTCACAACGGCTTCGTAGAATTTTTGCGTGGCGGGAACCATTCGTTCAGCAGAATTCGGATAGCTGACAACGGGTAGCCCTTCCTCATCCAAGACCATAAAAGTTCGCTGCCAACGGGCGGGGTCAAAGACAATTTCTCTGACACTGAATCGTTCATCTCTGAAGGTGGCAATGATTGTTTCTTCGACTTCGGCAACGGGGATGTGCCAATCTTGTTCGGCATCATCTGGCCTTTCCCATAAACCGACAACCATCAAATGCGGCTTATCGCCACCAAGTAACCAAGCAACAAGTGCCGTTGAGTCATTTGAAAACGCGCCATCAAAGGCAAGAATTACATCTTCGCCAATTTCAGGATAACGGTCTTGATCTTCTAACGCTTCCCAAGCACCTGTTGGCAGCCAAGCCACCGAAGTATTTACAAAACAATTAAGGCGCTTGGTTCTAAACTCAGCTTCAGGTGTTCGCAAAACTGCAGAACGCATTTCATCTAAGTCGGTAATATCACCAAGACCAGGGTTTGCTTGAGGCCAAAGTTCTTCGTTGCGGTGATCGCCTTCAGGCTTCTCAGGTTCCCACCAAGCAAAGAAAAATGATTGATCTTTTTTTTCTTCTTTAATTATTTGCTGCCCGTATTGATAGAGTGAGTAGCAAAGAGAATCTTGACCGTTGCTTTGTGACTTAATGCCCGCAGTTGTAATACCTAAAAGCAAAGAATCTTCACGCGCACCACCGGCAAGGGAAAGCACATTCCACAATTCCCAACTAGGTTGGGCGTGAACTTCATCAAAGATAACAAGCGGGGAAGGGTTCAAACCTTCTTTTGAATACGCTTCAGCAGAAAGCACTCGATAAACTGAACCCTTATCTTTGAATTCAATCGCATCGCGGTAAAGCGTGAACATAGATGAAAGCTCTTCATCCATCTCAATCATTCGCTTGGCGGTGCCAAATACAATTCGCGCTTGTTCCTTATCGGCTGCGCAAGAATAAATTTCTGAACCGTTACCGCCCAGGGTCAAACCTGCCAAGCCGATTGAAGCGCCAAGTGCAGACTTGCCTGACTTACGCGCCATCCCAATCAAGGCGGTGCGGTGGCGAAAGCGCCCGTCATCGCGGCGGGCAAGGGCGTGGTTTAACAATTCCTTTTGCCAATCGCGCAAGACAAGCAGCTTGCCCGCAGGCGAGCCAACTGAATCTTTAGTTACTCGGCAAACCGCTTCAGTGAAGTTGGCATAGAGTGCGCCATCGCCGCGTTCACGATCTTCAATCGGAACAGGCGTGAGCCATTTAGGGGGCCAAGAATTAGTCACTTAGATTTTTGCTGCTCTAACAACTGAGCTAACTTGCCCTTTGTTGTTACTTCAGCAACCCCCAACTTACTGCGATCAACTGGCGTTAAGCCCAGCAATGAAAGCAATTTAACAATGTCATTCTCAACCGTGTTCAACATTCCAAACAACGGGTTGGCATAGGCGTAGCCTTTGTCGGTAAAAAGCACATAGTCCGTAGCAGCTAGTTTCTCTTTTAGCTCGTACTTCTTATCCATTTTTTCACAAAGTTCAATAAGCAATTTGGCATCGGTGTTAGCAATCCAAGGTGCCATTGATCGAACATCTGCCCACATCTTTTGACCTGCATCGCTAAGGTGTAACGGCGCATCGCCTTTGATTGCTGGCAACGCAATCACATTCTTTAGGTCGGGCAGTTTACGCTTGCCAGGGTTTCCGTTCTTACGCTTTTGTTCTACCGGCTTTGGTGGTCTGCCTGCTGTCATTTGTTCCTCTCATAAATCCACCGCCCCCGGTAGATGAACCGCCTGCGCGATTGGTAAAAAGCCAACGGCTTTTTCAACCAACTGCGCATTGCCAAAATCTGTTGTTGCAGGCATCGGGTGATTTTCCCAAGTGACTTGAACCTTATGCAAGTTGAACGCATAGATTCCCTGCGGTGTTGCGTTGATGTAGCAAGGTGCAAAGCCTATTTCATTAGCTCGCTCAACTAGCGCATCAAATTTCTTTTTCTCAATTAGTAAATCGTCATAGTGAGTTCGCCGGCACTTGAGTTCAATGTGCAGTTTGGCTAACTCGGATTCGCAATCAAAGCG